TTTGAAATATTATCATATAAATATTTAAATACGGGAATATTTTGTATATTTGTACTAGTAACTAAACGAGTTGCGACACCAGCACATTCTAATTCTTGAATTAATAATTTCATACAATATGGCATGGTAACATTAATTTTATCTTCTATTTTATCATCGTAGGCAATTAAGCCTGTTTTTTTATCAACTTGAACGTTAAATTTATCAGAACGTTCCATCATTGATTCTCTTAAAAATTCACTTGTTCCGTGACTAATAATTGAGTCACGTTCCATTTCACCAATTCTTAAACCACCTCCATTGGATCTACCCGAGATAGGTTGTCTGGTAATATGTTGTAATTTACCAGTTGAGCGACTAAACATTTTATCAGCAACCATAATTTTTAAACGTTGATAATATGTAGGGCCTATAAAGATAGATGTTTTTAATTGTTCACCTGTAATTCCCGAATACATAACTTCATTACCATTCTTTTCATAATTAAATCCATGAAGAACATTACAAAATTCACGAATATCATTATTTTGAAAAGGTGTTGCATCTCCTAAATGACCACTTAAGCAGGCACTTTTTCCAAGAATAACTTCAAGTAATTGATTCACAGTCATTCTACTTGGAATTGCGTGGGGATTAATAATAATATCCGGAACAATACCATCTTTTGTATAAGGCATATCCCATTCATTAACAACTAATCCACACATACCTTTTTGACCACAGCGAGATGCAAATTTATCACCCACACCGGGTATTTTTTCTTTACGAATTCTTATTTTTGATGTTCGTAAACCTTCTTTATTTTTATATATAATTACTTTATCTACAATACCAGTTGTTCCGAAATTTATCTTATTACCTGAAACAGAAGTATATTCTTTACCATCTTTTGTTTTTTGTTTAAAACATTTTGACATAATTACATCATCTGGAGTTACATATGTATTTTCTTTTGCAAAACCATTGTCATCTAAGTTATCATATGTTGATAGATCTTTTTTCTGAATATTTTTTTCAAAGAGTGGGTTTCCAAAATAAACTTTTTGATTACCATTAATTTCTTCACTATCTTCATAACTTCTTAGATATAAAGATGTAAACATTCCTCTTTCAATGGATGTTTTATTTAAAATAATACCATCTTCTTGATTATATCCAGTATAAGAAGCGATCGCAACGATAGCATTAATACCATAGGGTAATTTATCAACATCTGTATATTTTTTATATCTTGTTGTTACAATGGGTCTTTGAGGGTAATATAAAATATGTGAAAACACTTCAAATCTTGTATTATAGGCTGATGAATAAACACCTACAGCTTGTTTTGTTTGTTGACAGGAAAAGGCATTTCGGGGGTATTGTGAATGTTCAGGGAAGGGTATATTAAGAGCGGTCGCACTAAGAATCAATGAAGAATGAATTTCACAATGAGTAAATTTATTATCAATATCATAAATATCTTTTGAAATAAGTATATTTTCAGATTCAATTGAATCAATATATTCAATCGGTGCTGAATTATTTTCCAAAATTTCAAGATAATTATCTGGATGTTCAGATTTTAATTGATCTAATTCATCTTTATGATATTCAGTTGAATAAAAATCAACATCAATACCTTTTGTAAATAAATATCCATGAATAACATGTTTCCATGAAGATAATGTTGAATAATCACCATTAATCAGACGGTTATATTTATTACCTTGTTTATCATTCATAAGAACAAAAATAGGTCTTATAATTCTTCCTGAATCTGTAAATACATGAAATTCATTATTTTTTATATTCCACGAAATAGATGTTGTAATATTAATAATACTATTTAACTTTAATAATTTCATAAAATGTAATAATTCGTCTGCTTTAAAATGAATACCAATAAAACGTCCATTCAAAAATACTTTTGTTGATTGATAAAAATCTTCAGATGTACAATCATTGAGTGATAATACATCAGCATCAATTAGTGCTTCCAATATCCCAGATTCATTTATATTTGTTGTAACACGTGCCATAACTGATAAATGATTGATAATTCCAACATTACTACCATCGGGTGATTCCGTAGGACATACAAATCCATATTGTGAATTATGTAATTTTCTTGGACCAATTGTTTTTGAACCACTTGGCAATGGATAGGATAATCGTCTAGTATGGGATAATGTTCCAAGCATGACATTACGATTTAATTCTTGAACAATACCATGTCTCGCAGATATACCTGTTCCAAATTTTGCTCCAAATGATTTTGAGAATGTATTCATAATTGAATTATTAAAAATACTGTGTTTATTCATTTCATTAATAATATCTGAAAAATCATTTCCTTCAATTGATTCAATATTTAATTTATATTCTGAATCAATTTTGAGTGATGTTTGTCGTTTAAATTTACCCCATAATTCACGATATAATTCTAATAACATAGATCCCGATAAATCAACACGTTTATTTGTATATGAATCACGATCTGTTTCAGGAACAATACCAATGTATGTAAATAATATTTTACGTGTAATATATCCCAAATATTGAGCTTTCATATTATTATCTGAACCATAATTAGGAAATAAATTATTATTTAATAAATCAATGGCATTAAATATTTCTTTTCCCTTTGTGTTTAAAGAAAGTAATTTTAAAGCATCTTTTTGATTATAAATTGGTTGTGAATTTTTTATAGAAGATATTAATTCATTTATTAATTTTGATTTTAATAAATCATTATCATTTTTATAAATAATTAATGATAATATTTCTTTATCTGTTTCAACACCCAAGGCTCTGAATAATATAAACAATGGGATTTGAATATCAAACCCAAGTATCCGTACAATAAATGAATTTTCATAACGTTTGATTTCTTGTTCACCTACATTTAATTTTATCATATTCTGGACCATTGAAACATGATTTGTTCTTGATGATTGAAAACCTTCATTTGAAATTGATTTTATATTCCCTTGTAAGACGATTTTATCATCAGAAGATGAATTTATATATAAAATATTATTCACTTTTTTTTCTAATGATAGCATTATTTTTTCTTTTCCTTTTATAATAAAATAACCACCATGATCATATGGACATTCACCTAAATCACTTAATTTAATTGAGTCTAGATTATTTAACAAACATAATTTTGAATGAATCATAATTGGTATTGAACCAATATTGATTTTCTCAAAATTTTTGATAATATTATCTTTTTCTTCATCTTCATGAAAAATAAAATGACAACCAATATTACATAAGATATTACTTTGATAAGTTAAATTTTTTAATCTAGCCTCATTTGGATACATATATGTTGAATTTTCTTTATCTTTTTGAATTGTTGGGGCAGATATGAATATATTTTCAATACCACTTTTTGGATTTCCAGATGAATCAAGAGTTTCTCCAAAATAAATTTTTATTTCATATAAAAATTTGTTTTTATCGGAAGTTTCACCTTTAAAAAGAATAAATGGATTTTCACGTTTAATAATCTTACGTAATCCATTTTCTTCTGAAAAAATAAATTCATTAAATGAATCAATTTGATGTTGTGATTTATAATAGGGTGTATCACGAAAATATGTATCAATGATATCCCAAACATTAACAGGGTTATTTTTAATTTGAGACATAGTTTTATTTATATTATAATTGAATGTTTTTTATTTTAAATTATTTTAAATAAAATTTAAGAATTAAAATATATTTTTAAAATATGAAGAATCAATTATTTAAAAATTCTCCGGATATAAAAATAACAAAAAAAATATTATCTTTTTTTGGAATTAAAGAATTAAATGATAATCATTCATTTACTCGTGAAAATTTAATTGAATTAAAAACGGTTGAAAAAATAAATGAAATTATAGATGAAATATATGAATACTATATACCATGTAAAGCAAAAAAATATTTAGTTGACTTAAATGAAAAAAAATGTATCACAATTTTAAGACAATTTTTAAAAGTTCATTGTTATACATTAAATTCAAAAGAAAAATATGTCAAAGGTGTCAAACATTTATTTTATCAAGTGATTTCTACTCCTATTGATATTGAAACTAAAAATCGTGAAAAAGTTATTTTAAATTTTGATTAAATATATTTTCGTTTATATTTATTCGGTGTTTTGGGATCATCATAACATTCTTGACACAAACAATCACAATTAATATCACCTACATTTTCCATATTGATAATAATATCTTTAGGAATACAATTCAAACACCAAGAATCTTTATGTATTTTATTATTAATATAATAATTACAATTCGGACCCACACATTTTCCAGCAATTCCACAATGTAAAAATTTATAACATCCCCCACAATAAGCAACAATCTCATGATCTTTTAATATAAATGAATGTTTACAATATCCACATGTTAAAGCTTCTTTCCAAAAGAGAGATGAAAAATCTTCTTGACTGAGTGATTCATCCATTATTGTTTTTTTTTGCTTAACATCTTTGGGTTCATGATAAACTTTATTTTTTTTGAAACGAAAGCACATCATTTTTGGTATAATTCATATATTGTTTAGTAAATAAATTTACTTAATTATCAAATTAGTTAATAACATGGTTTAAATGAACGACGATGTCCTTCAACAACCCCAAATTCTTTGATAGCTTCCATATGAAGTTTGGTTCCATAACCTTTATGTTTTTCTAAACCATATTTCTTTAATTCATGATTATTTTCAACTAATTCTATAATATAATTATCACGATATGTTTTCGCAAGAATACTTGCAGCAGCGATACTTTTATAAGTATTATCACCTTTTACAATACATTTATGATTTATAAATTCATCTTTTTCAGTACTGAAATATTGTTTAAATTGGGTTCCATCAACTAATATTGTATCAAATGATTTTCTTTTTGAAATATCATCCAAACACAAATGCATTCCATCTAAAGTACATTCAAGGATATTTTTTTTATCAATTTCTTCGTGAGACACTAATTGTATCGAGTAATCAATACAATTATGAATAATATAATCATAACATTGTTTCCTATATTTTTCAGAACATTTTTTTGAATCTTTTAAAATAATATCTGGATTGGGATCTACTTCAGGCCATATAACAGCTGCCACACAAACAGGACCATATAAACACCCTCTACCAGCTTCATCAATACCAACTTCGACATTATTTTCTTGATAATATTGTTTCAGCATTTAAGATTTTTTTAAATATTTATTATATATAGTATTATTCAAATTATGCTTTTAAATTCTTATTTATTAAAACGAGCAAAAATGATTCAAAAATTTAAAAAAGATAAAAATACCTATGATTCATTAGTCCCAACAACAACTATATATGATGATAATTATTTAAATTTACAAGATAATGAAACAAAAAAACCAATTGAATATAAAAAAATAAAAATCCAAGAAAAACAAACACTTCAAGAAAAATATGAAGAAATAAAAAATGATAATGATAGCAATATAGACATTAAGATTGATGATGAAAATAGTGATGAAAATCCTCCAAATTTAGAAAAAGAAGATTTTATACTCGTTGATGATGATGATGGTGATGAAGATGAAGTTCCTAAAGATCTTGAAGAAGAAGATGTTCCTAAAGATCTAGAAGAAGAAGAAAAACAAGAAGATGATGATGAAGAAGAAGAAAAAGGTGATGAAATTGTAGAAGATAATGTTGATAAAGTTATTGTTGATAAAGTTATTGTTGATAAAAAAAGAAAAACAGAAGATAATACACAAGATGGAGGTGGTGGTAAAGATATTAAAACGGTTTATTTTTCATTTTTTTAAATAATACGTTTTTAAAATTAATATCTTTTCTTTTCGTTATATTATCAATGACAACATTAGTTTATATGGCAAAACCTGTATATGGTGGATGGGTTACATTTACAGCTCATTTATGTTTGAAATACAATTGTGAATTATATAAAATAGGGAAACGAACCGAAACATTTCAAAGAGATTATGGTTACAATGTGAAATATCAAAATTTACGTATTGATGATATATTACTGAAACCAAACTTGGTAATTACAGCACTTGATAAGCATTATTGGAAATATTTATATTTATTTCCCGAAAATACAACCATTATTATCCATGACCCTACTGAGTTAAAAGGAAAAGATAATCCATTACCTAAATTTTTACATAAGTTTAATGTAATTACTATACGAGAAACTGTTCAAACATATTTAAAAGATGTATATAATATTAAATCAACATTTAAGATTCATCCATTTTATAATTATGAAAAATCGGAAGGAATTTCTGATTATGAATCATTATCAATATCTCGAATTGATTTTGACAAACATACAGATTTAATTTTAAAAGCAAATATGTTAATTGAAAATACAGAGAAACAAATACAAATTTTCGGTGCTGAAAATAGATTGTATGTTCATCATAAATTAAAAGAATTAGAGTTTGAATTGTTTTGGAAAGGTAAATATCCCAAGAATCTGCCCCTCCAACATAATGATAAAGATTTATTAAATAGTTGTAAATTTGTAGTTGATATGAGTATAATCAAAGGAGATGGTGGTGGAACACAATATACATTTTTAGAGGCAATTTATCATGATTGTGCATTAATATTACATCATGATTGGGTATCAAAAGGAGATACTTTTAAGAAAAATTATAATTGTTTTGTAGTTGGTGAAAATGGAGATGAAAACGTCCCTACAGAAATAAAACAAATTATCATGGAAGATAATAAAACAAAACGATATAAACAAATTATTAAACATTCCAAAGAATTATTAAATAAACATATTAATGTGAAATGGTTTTAATAAGATTTTTTTTATAAATAATATTATTATATCAATTATATATAATATGAAAAAATGTTTAGATTGTAAATCAACTATGGTTGATGATTTAGAATCCGATATGGAAGAAACAATTCCTATGTGGTATAAACAAAAAGGAAATTATTCTCGTTATCATAAAGTATTAACATGTGATGATCGATTTAATCCAAATAAAGTTGATTTAAAAGAAGAAACACCTGACATTACTGATAAAGAAGTAAAAGTTAAAACAAAGGTTCCAAAAAATACATGGACATTTTATTGGGCAGCTGATTCTCAAACAAAACCAACAATGATTAAAAAAGCCCAAAAAGCATATGGGTTAAATTATGGGTTAGTCAAGTCTGATAAAAATGGTGATGTTACATTTACATTAAATTGTCCTCAACCTTATGAAGTGGATAAAGTTGTTTATCCAAGACATGTTCATTATGTAAGCTTAACAAAAAAGAATGTATGGGATGATAAAGTAAAAACATTAGTTGTGACTTGTCATATTACAAAAGATGATTTACAAGAAATATTAAAATCAAAAACTCATATTGTATTAAACGCATTGCCAAAAGATTCTTATGAAAATGATCATATACCAGATACATATAATTTACCCTATGATTCATTAACTGTTACAAATCGTAAAAAGAAAGTAAAAATATTTTTACGAAATATATTATCTGATTTTCCTAAATTACAATCATTAATTAAAGATAAAAAATTAACCATGGAAACCTTACCTATTGTAACTTATTGTGCCAATTCAAAATGTTCCGCTTCAGATCAATTAATAAAACATTTAATGAATGCGGGGTTTGTGAATGTTACCGAATATCCAGAAGGTATGGATGGTTGGAATAATGAGAAACAAAAAGTAGATAAGAAAGTGGATGATAAAAATAAAGTTGATGATAAAAAGAAAGTGGATGATAAAACATTAACATTTTTTGATGATGAAATATCAGATAATAAATATGATTTAAATATCACAAAAGAAACACTTGTTTTAGATAATATACCCTATCAACATAATTTAGAAAATCAAGAATTATATGATACAGATGATAATTTAGTTGGTTTGTGGGATGGTAAAAAAGTTGCTTGGGGAGATGGTGAAGAAAAAAAACACAAACAAAAGATTCAATTAAAAGATGAACCTGAAGATGAACCTGAAGATGAACAGGAAGATGGAGTAGAAGAAGAAGAGGAACAGGAAGATGGAGTAGAAGAAGAAGAGGAACAGGAAGATGGAGTAGAAGAAGAAGAGGAACAGGAAGATGGAGTAGAAGAAGAAGAGGAACAGGAAGATGGACCCGAAGATGAACAGGAAGATGAACCGGAAGAAGAACAGGAAGAAGATGAAAAAGTTGATGTTAAAAAAGAAATTAAAAAAGATAAAACAGATGATAAATTAAATAAGCTCAAACAATTACTAAGTAATATTCAACAGAGTGAAGAAAAATCTGAAAAATCAGGTGGTGGTGTAAATAAACAAAATGATTATAAAAAAGACCACATAGAATTAGTGAGTAATGATACTATCACAAATCATGAATTTACAAAGAAATTTAGAGGGTGGGGTTTAACATTTTTTTGAATTTGATATTAAAATGTTAGAAGCTAGTATAAATTCAAACCATGGGTAAAACAAGATGTGTATTTTGTAAAAAAAAGATAGGATTAATTCAATTTACATGTGATTGTGGTGGAATATTTTGTTCAGAACATAGATATACACATAGTCATAATTGTATTATGATCTCTAAAAAAAAAGAAGAATCTAAAGAAAAAATTAAAATTGATAATGAGGCAATTATACATTCAAAGATAGATAAAATTTAATCTGATAAGACAGGTTCTTTATATTGATAATTGTTATGGAATTTTTTTAATGCATTATTTACTCTTGTTTCATTCATCTGAATATCATAAATTAAATGATGTTTTAATTTTTGTACATCGGGTAATGATTTATGAATATCTAGTTTTTTTATATCTAATTTATCTTTATACATCAAGAAATTATGTTTTGCCGCATAAAATAAGTCTAGATAATTTTCTGGAAATTGATAATTCTTATTATTATTTACAATATCTTCAATTGTATTAAATTGTTTTACTAGTTTTAAAGCAGATACATTTCCTAATTTAGGAACACTTGAACAATAATCACAACCACATAATATACAGAAGTTGATAAACTTATCATCTGTTAATTCTAAATCATTGATTAGTTTATTGTAATCAAAGATAGAAATAATATCTTTTCGTTTAATTGAACGATCAACACAATTTCTTATTAACTTAGGACAACCATAGACAAGTGAATCCATATCTTCTGTTAATACATAATCAACCTGACCAACTCTACATAATTCACTGGCATATGCTTCACCTTCTCCATCTGCTTCAATATAGGAAATACCCAATAGATTTAATAGGTGTTTTATATCATTTATCATTTCTTTTGTTAAGCGGGTAGAATATTTTTCTAATTTATGTTTTTCTTCTTGATTATCTGTTTTTTCAGATAATTTAATCGCATCTTCTGCTTTTTTCTTTCTTTCTTGAATACATTCTGATTTATTTTCAGGAGGTTTCCCATCAAAGATGAAAATTAGTTCAATATTTAATGAAATATAATTCATAACTTTAAAGAAAACACCTGTAATATGATTTGTAATTTTTCCTTGATTATTTTTGAAAAATTTACTTCCTCTTGTATTAAATAATTGCTGATAAATAATTAAACTCGCATCAACCGCAACTTTCTTACCATGTAATTTATATAAATTTTCATTTGTAATTGAATCCGGAGAATGTTTTTTCACAGTTTGTGTTAATGATTTAATACCCATTGTTGGTTTTGTAATATATTTTATACTATTATTTTCAAATTTTATTTAAATAAGTTATAAATGTAATAAATGTAATAAATGTAATAATTTATTCACTTGAGTATCACTATGTTTAAATTGTTTTTCAGATAAATTTAAAAACCATTTATACTCACTACGATTATATAATATATCATAAGGAAATGAAATAAGATATAATTTATCTTTACTTAAGAATTCAATGGGAAAATTTCCTAAATATTCGTTAACAGTGATTAATTTCATATTTTTATTCATTGTTCCGTCATATTCCGTTCCAAAATGATATTGTTTGGGTTTATATAATTGAATTAATCTTGATAATATATTATAAGATTGTATTGGTGGATTATTTATATGCTTTAATAATTCTTGTTTATATATTTTCATAAATGGAGATCCTTTTTTTGAACCAATCACATAAGAATTAGGATATATATTTGATGAGCTTGCTTGGATTACACTTGGAGAACCTCCAACAGAAACTAAATCACAGTAATATGTTTGACTGAATATCTCATTTAATTTATAGAGAATTGTTCCTGGAGATAAGCATAATCCACCATATTTTTCAAGGATACAAGCAAATAATAAATCAATACGTTTTTTTAAGGGATATTTCGCATTTTCTCCCATTTGTAAAGGGAAATTGGGTAGATAATCTTGAATATTTTCAGGAGTCAATACAACTAAATTATTGGTTGATTGTTTCATTTTTTCAATACATAAATCAAAAAATACGGGTATTTCACCTGAATGATCATATAATTGAATTTGTTTATACGGAAGAGGCTCAATATATGTCCATACTTTATATCCTCCTATAATTCCTGCGAGTGTTGGTCCATTTCTTAAAAAATAAATACATGTAATAATACACATAGTTACAAAAACATATATTTCCATTATTATTATATTATATAATAATAATAATATATTTTTTTTTAAAATTGATAATCACATAAAGGACAAATACTTTTTTTACTCATCCATAATTCCAAACAATCTTTATGATATATATGGGAACAAGAAATAATCATACATATATCATTATATTTCATATCTTCTAAGCAAATACTACATGTATTAAAATTATGTGTTTGTTTATTTTGAAATATATTCACATGATTATATTCATTATTATAAATTGTGCTTGTTTCATTATTTGTATGGTTATTTTTATATAAACATGAACATATTTTTTTACAACAATTCATTAGTTATGATATAAAATAAATTTTATATTTAATCATTAAACTATTTAAGATAAATGAATTTAGATTCAATTATCAAAAAAATACTTCAAGAATTATCATTCCAGGTGAAAGAAGAAACAAATTTTAAAATTATTAAACAAGATATATTAAATCCTATTATAGAAGATGTAATTAATGAATTATATCCTTATTTTATGAAAGTAACAATTATATTTATTACATTATTCATTTTATTAATTATTATTATCTTTTTGAATATTCGTGTTATTTATAAAAGTGGATAGTGTTTGTTATTACATGAGCATTAATAATTACTAATAATAATTTATGAATTAAATTATTCGGTAATAATCCACCACTTTTAATAATTATATATAATGTCTTATGAATAAAATGTAAATGATAAATAATGAAATATGTTACAAATAAAATTACATATTGATCATATGTAAATGTAAAATGATTATAATGATTAGGTATATGAATCATACACATATATAATAATATTATTAACTGTGATATAACATTTGTTCCATAATATAATAAGATACTTAATCCAAAGATAAGTTGATTGTGGGAAAATACATTATCGTGATAAAAATGAATAAGAGATAATGGTATTGTAATTATATTTAATAAATATATTGGAAAACATATTAATAATAATGAAGATATATATATGGGTAACCATAAATCTATGGGTAAAAACAAATCAGTAATACCATGTGTTACAATAAATGTTAAAATATGTGTTTGTATCATAGATAAGATAAAATTTTATTGTTTAAATGTTTCAACGGAATAATTTACAACGTTTTGATTTTTTCTTTTTTACAGGAATTGTTTTCATTTTTTTTAATAATTCTTGTTCATAGAGTTTAGTGATCCTATCAACTACACGCATACAGGTATCAATTTTATTTTGTAACATCATATTTTTTGCTTGTAAAACTTTTTTTTCATATTCTTCATCATCATCATCAGAACATTCTTGTGAATATCTTTCTGTAATTGTAGATAAAGGAAACCCACCACCACCATAGTGTTTCATATCTCTTAAAATATGATTGGCATGAACACCTTTTTTCGCATCATTCAATTGAAGAAAGCTTAAGGCTGGATAGTAAAAATATTTAATAATACCTTTTCTTTGTAAATAAACCATTTCTGTATCAAGAGCTCTCATTTTCTTTTTTTTTCCAACAATATCGATTAGTTGTTTGGCAAGTTTCCATGATGGAAAATAATAACCGTGTCCCCCTAATATTCTATATTTTTTAGGATCAATTGTATTGATTCCATGTTTCAATGATTTAACAATATGTTTATGATTCCATGTTTTATTTTTAAAAGAATCGGGTGGATGAAGTGTTCCACCAAAATAAATAATACTATCTTGAGGTAATTTATTTAAATCAATGGTTTTTAATTTTTTAAAATCAACAACCGAATCATCTTCAATAACAAGAACTTGATTTAATTTTTGTTTTACAATTTTTTGAATAATTGACATATGAGAATTTAAAATTCCAGCGGTACATTTCTTTTTATGATCACTTGCATTCCACATAATTTGTAATTTATCATAATAAGGATTTTGTTTACTCATTTCAACGCCATTACATGCTGAATATCGGATATAATTTTTATTATCTTTATATTTATTCCATTTATCTTTATCTTTTTTTAAATTAATGACAAATATTTTCGGAAGTTTATTTTGATAATTTATTCTCTTTGATAATCTTTTCTTATGAGTATTTGAACGTTTAGTATTGGGTCGTCTTCTTGTTTTTTTTACATTACGTTCTTTTCGTTTCATATATATATATATATAATATAATAATATAATAATATAATAATATAATAATATGAAGAAATTCAAAGATTACCCGGAATTTACACCTAATTTAACACCCAAACAGGTTTTTAAGATGGGGGCATTTGGTGGAACATATTTTCGTCCAATACATTCATCTGTTACTGGGAAAAAATATACATCGTCTGCTACAATCAAAGAATATCCTAAATCATGGTTTCAAGGAATTGATATTGATAAAATGGTTATATCACCAACGTATGATAAAAAAGTAAATAAATATGGTGTCAAATGTGGATCATCATTAGAAGATTGGGAAAAAAGTAATTGGATTGTGAAACAAGATCCATATGGTTGGTTTCAATGGTATTGTCGATTTTATAGAGGAAGAAGGACCGATGATGATAAGAGACAAATTGATCGTTGGTTAAAATTAGCCGGGGCCAATGGAAGATTTCGGAAACGATTAATTAATATGATTAAAAATAAAGGTAAAGCTTACGATGATAAAACGGTTAGTCCAGTTATAAGACAAGTTTTATTACATTGGGGATATGAATTAACAAATGAAGATTTAAAAAAATAATTTTGATAGTTCTTTTTTGATTGTAAAATGATATAACCATTCATAATATTTTATGAATTTATGATATATTTTTTCACTAATATTATTTATAAATATATATTGTTTTATGGAATATAATTTTTCTGATTTTTTGATAAAATCTGTTTCTTTTGAATATGTTTCAATCAATCCATATAATTCCATAATAATTTTATAATTGATGGATGATTTATTCAAAAGATTTTGATTATGTGTATAAATTATTGAACGACTAATATATTTATTATAATTCATATTTGTAAATGTATAGTTGAGTTGTTTTACATAAAATAAGGGAATAATGATATGATATAATTTTAAATATTCATAATGTTCATTTATATTGTTATTAATTATACATGAAAAAGAATCACCTATACAATTATATTCATATATTTTATCAATATATTCTAAATTTTCCATATTATATTTAATTAAATTCTCTAGTATATTAAAACCAATTATAATTGAATCACATGTAATAAATCTAAAATTTTCTACCATTGTATTTGATAATAATTGACCCATACAATCAGTATTTATTATTTTTTTTTCATATAATTCTATATTATTATAATCTTTATGAAACTCTATATTTGTTTTAATGTTATGAAAATTATAGTTTGATTTTTTAATTAATGTATCTATATTGAGTTGTTTCATACAATCATTGATAAAATATTTATTTGTTAAACATTTTATGTTTTCATGGGTAAAATTCATATGAATAGGAATACAATAATCATAAATTTTTTCATATCTTATATTTTCATATTTAAAATTCCCACACAAGATGATTGGAAATTTATTTGAATGTTTTATTTTTTTAATAAAATTAATTATTTGTTTCGCTGTTTTTTTTTCATTTTGTATTATGTAATCAATATCATCTATTAAAAGTGATTTATATGTTTTATCTGAAAACATCATTTCCACATCTTTTTTATATAATGATAAATTAATTATTTCATTGAAATCCTTTTTACTTTTACAAAAATTTATATCAATTGTTATAATTGAATAATCATTTAAGATGTATTTTGAAAAAATAGATTTACAACAGCCTGGACGACCATAAATTAATAATGGTTTAAATTTATAATCATGTTGTTTCCATTTTTCTAATATAGTTTCAATATTAAACATATTTATGATATCTTTACAAAGATTTGTGTGGATTGTTTTTCCATCAATTATCATTCATAGATATTATATGTTAACTATTATATTAAATATTATCTTAAATATATTTAAAAAAATATGATATAATATTTATCATAATATAATTGATAAATGGTTGCGATTGGGATAGATTTAGGAACAACATATTCATGTGTCGGTTGGTGGAAAGATAATCGTTGTGAAATCATTGCGAATGATCAAGGGAACCGTACAACACCTTCTTATGTATCATTTACTGAAACTGAAAGAATTATTGGAGATGGTGCGAAAAATCAGGCATCCATGAATCCATCAAATACTGTATTTGATGCGAAAAGATTAATTGGGAGAAAGTATAATGATTCAGTTTTACAATCTGATATAAAACATTTTCCTTATACGGTTAAAGATGATGGGAATAATAAACCATTAATTGAGGTCAATTATAAAAATACATTAAAAACATTTCATCCGGAAGAAATATCTTCCATGGTGTTAGTTAAAATGAAAGAAATCGCAGAAGCCTATATTGGTGAAAAGGTAAGTGATGCTGTGATAACAGTTCCTGCTTATTTTAATGATTCTCAGAGACAAGCAACAAAAGATGCGGGAATGATTGCGGGATTAAATGTATTGCGTATTATTAATGAACCTACCGCAGCGGCAATCGCATATGGTTTAGATAATCAATCTGATGAAAAACATGTATTAATTTTTGATTTAGGAGGAGGTACATTTGATGTAAGTTTATTGAATATTGATGATGGAATATTTGAAGTAAAAGCAACAAGTGGAGACACACATTTAGGAGGTGAAGATTTTGATAATATTCTAGTGAAATATTTTTCAGATGAATTTAAAAGAAAAACTAAATGTGATATTAGTGAAAATAAACGGGCATTAAGGCGTTTAAGAACATCATGTGAAAGAGCAAAAAGAACATTATCAAGTGGAACAACTGCGAGTATTGAAATAGATTCATTATATGAAGGAAATGATTTATTTACAACAATTACAAGAGCAAAATTTGAATCATTATGTTTATCATTATTTCAAAAATGTATTGATCCTGTAACAAAGGTTTTAAAAGATGCGGAAGTTAGTAAAAGTCAAATTGATGAAATTGTCTTGGTGGGAGGTTCAACCCGCATACCTAAGATACAAGAATTATTATCTTCATTTTTCAATGGAAAAGAACTCAATAAAAAAATAAATCCTGATGAAGCAGTTGCCTATGGTGCTTGTGTTCAAGCAGCTATTTTATCAGGAAATACATCTGGTAAAGATAAAGCAGATGAGATATTATTATTAGATGTAGCTCCTTTATCACTCGGTATTGAAACAGCTGGTGAAGTAATGACAAAAATAATTGAAAGGAATACAACGATTCCATGTAAAAAATCTCAGACATTTTCAACTTATCAGGATAATCAACCGGGTGTTAGTATTGTTGTATTTGAGGGAGAAAGAATTTTAACAAAAGATAATAATGAATTAGGGAAATTTCAATTAGATGGGATTCCTCCCGCACCAAGAGGTGTTCCACAAATTGAAGTTTCATTTGATATTGATGCGAATGGTATTATGACAATTGAAGCTTGTGATAAAGGATCTGGGAATAAAAAAAATATTACAATTACGAATGATAAAGGAAGACTTAATTCAGATGATATTGAAAGAATGGTAAAAGAAGCTGAACAATTCAAAGATGAAGATGAAAAACATCAACAAAGAATTGAATCAAAAAATAAACTTGAATCATATTTATTTCAAACAAAATCGGTTATTGAAAATCCAGAAATGAAATCAAAAATAAATGAAGAAGATATGAATGTATTAACAACAATGATTCAAGAAACACAAACATGGTTATATGAAGAAAAAACATGTGAAGAATATGATACAAAGTTTAATGAAATTGAAATGATTATTAAACCAATTATGAGTAAATTATATCCTAATCAAGATGGTGGAATGGATCCTGGATCAATGGGTGGAATGGATCCTGGATCAATGGGTGGAATGGATCCTGGATCAATGGGTGGAATGGATCCTGGATCAATGGGGTCCGGACCGACGATTGATGAGGTTGATTAATTATAATAAATTACTTATATCATATGTATAATTTTTATTTGAACCTTGCATAGGTAAATCTAATGGTTCTGGTAAACTATTTAATTTATCAATATAACCATCATATTGTTGAATATTTATTTTTATATTTTTGATTGAATAATCAACAACAAAACCATTTAATTTTTTAATATTGGGTAAAATTTCATGTGATTTGGAATTTGATTTATTTATATTTTTTAAGAAAATGGATCTCATTATAACAGATAATTCGGTCATTGATTGATTTGAAATAACTTTATTTAATTCCTTGAATATTCTGTATCGAATTATTTTATTAATTGCCTCAATATTCATATCTGAAAAAAAATACTTACTCAAGGTTGATTCTTCAGAAATACCTTTTAACGCTGATTCTTCTATATTATTAAATAATACAGAATCTTTGGCTGTATATTTATTCCAATCATTTTGATTATTTAAAGAATCATATTTTCTATCGGGAACAAGATTAATATCACTTATTAATCCACGATTAATTTGATTAATTTTTTCAGTCATTGTTTGATCATCTATTTTTTTGGTCCATGTAGCTTCATTTTTAGTTCCTTTTTTCATATTAAATCCGTCTTGAAAATCAACAAATGATTTATTTGGATTATCAGTTTCTATTGTTTGTTCAATTAATGATTTATTTGAATATGACATATATTAATTATGATATAATATTATATTTTATTTTTTTATTTTAAATTAATATAATATAATATAAAATGAATCAAATCAATCAAAATAATATGATTAAATATTTTATTTTATTTTCAGTTGTTTCTTTATCAACCTTTTATATTCCTAATTGTTCAATTATCAATGAACATGCAATCTATGTTGGTTTATTAGCAGCAACAACCTTTGTTTTATTAGATCGCTATTTACCTCATATTGTATTAATAGAAACAAAAAATGAAAAAAAAAATATAAAATATAATTAATGAGTGTATTTATTAAAGCAGATGATAATTTATTAATAAATTATGTATATCCATTAATACATCCTCATAATTGTGTATCAAGTGTATTAAGAATGTTACAATTTGTTTCTCCAGAAGCCGCCGATGAATTATCTAAAATTTCTATTAAAGATTCTGAAGGATCCGGAATAATAACAGATGTTATTATTGAAATATTAAAACAAGTTACAGGATATCAATGTATATTTTTAAGAAATGGTCCTTTTTTTGAAATACAACCGGATGATAATATTGAATTTAATGAATTTACATTTAGATTCCCAAATACAGTTGAACCCATTTTAAAATTAGCGAATGTTCCAGAAACAAAATGGATACCTGCATTGACATCTGATATTCAAGTGAAAGCACATTCAAAAGGTATTACACCTCCACAATATTTCAATAATTATATATTATCTATTCAAGTGGATGAATTATTCATAACAATTTATGATAATTTATTTAATAAAATCAATGGATTACCCGAAATAAAACTATTTTTTCAATCATTAGGCGATTTAAGAAATAAAACAATTAAGATTAATTTCTTAAAAAATATGAATTCATTTTTAAAATCATTATCTGTATATGAAGGGATACCCCAAGGTTGTTTAGCAATTGGTCAAATATTATTGGGACGAGGAACCCTAGGGGGTGCTCCTTCACATATGTGTATTTTAGGAAAGAGTATAAATAATATACCTTATTTAATTGATCCTCAAACTTCACGAATATATCCACATGGAGCGTTTGTAAGAGGAGTTCAAGAAATATTTAATTATGTAAAAACAGTTGGTGTTACACAAATTAATTATATTGATTCTGGAAATAAATTATGTAAACAAATACAAACTTACTCACTAACTCAGAAACAACAGCCGATAGAAACATTTTTAAATCGTACAGGTTCTTTATTTAAACAACAATCATATGATGATGTAATGAATGTAAATTCTCTTGATTTACAAACCCTTCAACAAACAATTGAAAAAATGACCAGAGAAAATCCATTAAAATATACAGAATTAATTGATTATAATCGTATTAAAAAATATTTAGAAAAATAATTTATTAAACACTCGGAATATATTGCCATGAAAGCTCTTTACAAATTTTTTCCCATATTAAATCTTGTTGTTGAAGTTTTTCACGACTTTTTAGATATGGAAAATGTTCAAGTAATTCATCTAATTCAATTAATTCACAAAATTTATGTAATACATAAGAATATGATAAAAAATTTTTCCTTTCTTCAGGACAAAATTTCATAAATGGCATTTGGATTTCTTTAAACATCATACGTAATTGTTCTTCTTGATTTCTTGAAAGTAGGGGTGCTTTTTTCCCGCTTAATACATTAATAATATGTGGAATATGTTCATAATATTTATTGTATTTTAATTTCTTTAAAATTTCTCTAATTTGTTTATATTTTATTTCTTTAATATTTAAATTTTTATGTTTATTTAATTCAAATAATATTTCATTATAAATATTATCTGAAATATCAGTTGTTTCTTTTGCCTGAAATTGTGCAATCCACTCATTAAAATGATTGATTCGTTTATATGCGAAAAAAGAAGATTCTCTTGGAGGATCTTTATATGATATTTTTTCAGTATTAATAATAACATTTTCTGTATATCCACATTTTTCACAAACCATTTGACATTCTAGATTTTTAAATGTAAATGTTTCATTACAATTTGGACAGTTTTCATAATTATCAATACGATAATTCAATAATTTACTATCATCAATTTTTGTCATATATGTATCAATTATTGTATTTTCATTTTTTATTTTTTTAGGTTGTGTTTTTGTTACCTGTTTATTTGAATTATCATTCATCATTGAGACAATATTGTTTCCAAAAAAATTATGTGTTACATTATTATCATTATTATCATTATTTTTCTTATTATAATAAGTATTCAATAATAATGATGTATCTAAATAATAATTTGTCTCTTTTTCTAAATTAATATCTTCATATTCTTTTATTTGATTTTTTAAATATTTTATTTGTTCATTATCTTTTGTTTCTTGTTTTAGCAATGTTTCTAATAATTGTTTATTTAATATATATTTTTCTTTATTACTTTTAAATTCATCTATAATTTCATTATGTAAAACATCAATAGTAACTCTCTTATCAGCTACAATTTTTTTTAAGGGTTTATCTTTAAAAGACATTTTATAATTATTTATTTAAATATTCTTTATATATTATAAAATATTTATTTTCTTTTTAGATGTATAACATACCGTACAATATTCTTTTTTAAATATCTCACGAGATACTTTTTTTATATCATTGATAGTTACTTGTTTTATATTTCTCATAATTTCATCATATGATATAATTTTACCATCATCACATAACACCTGCATAGATGTTTCCGCTAAAAATTTATAATTATTTTTTTGATTTTTCCCCCATTCAATCATATTATTACGAACAACATGAAATTCTTCGTTTGAAACATTAAATTGTATATCTTTTAAATGATAGAATATTAACTGTATACATTGTAATATTTTTTCAGAATTATTTTGTGTACTTAATGAAATGGTTAACGAACCATAATCCTTAAAATAACTATAATCTGTTGAAACATGATAAGTTAAACCATAATCATCTCGTAATGTTTTGAGTAATCTTGATCCAATGTATCCACTCAAAATCCCACAAATATATGAAACAACATATATTTTTTTATCCCTACTTTTATAAGATGGAAACATAATACCAATAAATGATTGTTTCACATTTTTATGGATATATTTTACCTGAAATTTTGTTTGTCTAAATAAATAATCATTATATATAATTCTTTTACGATCATTCATAATTTTTGGTATTTTTTGACATGAATAATGACAATTTTTTTTAAAATACTTTTTGATCAGTGATAATGATTTTTCATTGGATATATTCCCTGAGATGGAAATAATTATGCCTTTTTTATAATACGTATTTATGAAATTTTTTAAGATATTTGTATTTAAATTATTTACAGTATCTTTATTTCCAGCTATTTTTTTCTCTAATCTTGTATGTTTAAACGCTAATTCATTCAAACCAAGAAACATATTTTGTTGTGGGTCAGATAATTCATCATTAACTTCATTAATAATTACTTTTTTTTCTTTTGTTAAATCACTTTCACGAAACAATGAATGATAAAATGTATCTGATAATATTTCTATAGCTTTATCAATACATTTCTTAGTTGATAAAATATAAAACACAGTTGAACTACGACTTGTATATGCATTAAAATATCCATCACATTTAAATAATTCAACACTTAAATCTTTGGATGTTGGATATTTACTTGTTCCCTGAAAAAACATATGTTCTAAACAATGAGCTAATCCACTATATTCATTTGTTTCATCTCGTGAACCAACATTAACTCGGATAGCTCCAAATACCCGATTCCCACAACTTGTATTTACAGTTACATATTTCATATTTGTTTGAGGGATTTCTCCATTTGTAATTTTCATATATATAATATTTAAATATAATATTTTAATGTTTATTGTGATCTTTGAACACTTGTTTGATGTAATAATTTAATAGAGTCTCTGATAATATTCCTTTTTTTATTTGTTTGAACTGTATTTACCATTGTTACCCAGACTTGAACATAATTTTTATGTTTATTTAATAATCCTCTGCTTTTTAATTCAGATATATATTGTCCATAAATACTATCAACAACTTCTAATAAATTTTTGTGATCAATATTGTTAACTAATTCCTGAGAATATTGGTTAGACAATTTCCAAGCAGTATGATAATTAATTTTTTTTATAACTTCTTTTTCACGATTATATGGCATTTTTACTATTATTTAAAATTAAGTGTTTAAATAATATTTAATCATGTGGATATTATTCACGGTAACTCCTATCCTAGGATTTTTAAGAAATTATATAAAATATAAACAATGTAAATTATCTTTATTTTTAAGAACTCCTATCACCTATTTGTTTTTATGTTTGTTTCAATTATTATTAGGATGTAAACATATCATTTATAAAACATTAATTTATGAACGATGGTTTTTTTTTATTTTTAAATCGTGTAAATCATTCATAAATAATGATTATCATAAAAAAAAAGAAAAATATAAAATTAAATACAATCTAAAATATAATGATTAATCATATTTATAAAACATTTTTTCATAAATATATAAAATAATATTATCACGAAATGTTTTAATAATATTTGTACCCATACACCTTTTATGCCCGCCAAGTTGAATCCATATATCCCATTTAATTATAATTAATTTTTTTAAATAAATAACATTGCGTTCACTTTGTCCTATATTCATAGACCATGAATCTAATCTAAATTTGGGTGAATATACATCTGTAATTTTATATATAATAACACATTTTTGATATTTCCAAATAGTTAATAAATCATTTTTTTTAGGCTGCTGAATATTCAATGAGGGACCATCCCACATAACTTGTTTATTTAATAATTCACGTTTTTCTTGTTCTTCCCAATCTTTTCTAGAGCATGGTATTCCTATTTTTTTTTTATATGTTTGAGAAATTGGTGTTATATATAATGTTGATTTTTTTAATTGTTTACGTTGTTTATACCTCAATTTTCTCTGAATGGTAATACAAGTATTCAATAAATTTAATTTATAATCTAATATTTTTTTAGATCGTTTAGGACGAGGAATTATTTCCATACATTTAATAAAAAATATATATATAAATATAAAATTTCAAATTTTTTTAATTAATTACAATCTCCATTTAATATATCTAAGATAAACAGAAACATATTTAACATATCTAAATATAAATTAATTGCCGCAAGTATATAATCATCAACTGTAAACATTATTTTTCTATGTTTTCCACCGACAATCATTTGTGTATCATAAATTATGTAAAATGAAAATATAAATACACCAATAAATGAATATACAATATTTAAATAATTATTTTGAAAATAAGTTAGAAAAATACTTAATAAAATAAATCCAAATAATATAATAAGTAAACAATTACCCATGATCGTATAATCATATTTTGTTTGCCAAGCATATAATGTTAAACCAGTAAATATTGTTAAACTTGTTATTCCAGCCAATAATAGAGTCTGTGTGTTTACTAACGCCCCAACAAGTCCCATCATATAAACTAAAAGAAGAGTATATACTGATAAAAATAACCATTGAATTCCATGTGTTTCATTTTTTAATATACTGGGAATACATGTAAACATAATTGTTAATGTTAATAAAACAACCATACATCCATAATTTAAAAATATCCCGTTTTTACTTGTCATAAATTCTGTAATTGGTTTTACCTGATTACATATCCCCAAAAATATACTTGTTATGAATAATTGAAACCATACAATTGTATATACTTTTGTTATAAATTTTTGTCTTATAATTGTATCCATATCATCCGATAATATGATTACAGGAACTTGTTCAGCTTGTACCACTGTTTCTGGTAATAATGGTTCTTTTTGATTAATCATTTTTATTTTATTAACACTTTTTCAAATATTTTTTCAAATTTATATAAATGTTATTTATATAAATATGATTGATACTTTAGGAATTGTTTTATTTAATATTATTTCATTTTTTTCCGGTATATTTACAGGTATAGGTGTTTATCATAAATGTAGGACAAATGATTTAAATTATAATAAACCTCAAGTTATTTCAACCACCTATCCATTTTCCCCACCCCAAGAAACATCATCCGCAGCAAGTGCTCCACCACCCTTTAATTTAAATAGTTCACCTGTTTTAGCTTCACAACAAAAACCAAAACAAACCGAAATTATTATTAAAAATAATAATGATTAAATAATTATATATTTACTTATTAATGATATTATCAAAATATTTGAGTCATTGGTATGGTTCCGTATTATATTTATGGTTAATCGCATATTATTTTAATATACAAATAATTACAAAAAATATTAATCCATATTATATTGCTCTGTTATTTTGCTTTGGATATTTAATCATTGAAGGTATCCATACTTTTTATTATAAAAAATATCAACAATTTTCATTTTTACTTTATAAAATATTATTACATATAATCCCTATTTGTATATTAAACTACATTAATTATCATAAAACAAATCATGCCTTTTTATCATTACTAATCATTTCAATACCATATTTTATATATATACATATGAATAATAAATCATTATACTCTATTTATTTTGTTGATTTTTATCCTAGAAAATGGAGTGATTTAAATAAATTATGTGAAAAAAATAATGTACCAATATGTTTAATAAAAAATTTATTCAATAATTAGATAATTATTTTCTTCTTTTATAGTATGTTTTTTATCCTCAATTTGTTTGATATCATATGGATTATAAACAAATGATAAAATCCATACACCACCATAATAGGTATTTGTAGCAATAAATTTAATAAACGTATACGTTACATAAACACCATGTAATGATTGAATTAATAAATATAATCTCCATAAATTATAAATATATATCATATAATATGTAAAATATTATTTATAAACCCAGTGATTTCCATTCTATTATATTTTTTCGTATCCCAGTTTTACATAAATAAAAACAATAACTTCCATAAAAAAATATATTTAAATACAAACATTTCTTATCTGATTTTTCATAAAACTCTTTTAAAAAATGTATAATATCTGTTAGAAACGACATTCCTATTATTTAAAATATTATTATTAAGTATTAGCATATTCTATAAAAATGAATTTTCATTTTTCAACATTTTTAACACATATGATAACTTATTGGTCAATTACAGGAATGTTTATGATTTCAGATTATTTAGTTGATAGATATAATACATATAATGATTATAAAATAACAAATGAAAAAATTAATTGGAAAAAATATAAAAATATGACTATTTCTGTTCTCACGAAACAATGTTGTGTTATATTACCTGTATCATGTATTATGGATAAGTATCAATTATATATTCATGAATATGGTTATCTTTCATATATGAGTATTTTAAGATTAATGATTATTGTATTCTTACAAGATATTTATTTTTATCATTCACATCGTTTATTACATATATCAAGATTGTATAAATATCATCGTAGGCATCATGAACAAAAAATACAAGTTGTGGCTGTGGGGGCATTATATAGTGATTATTTTGAATTTATATTTTCTTCATTATTATCATTTTTTATTCCAGCATTTTTGGTTCAGGCAAATTATTTAGAATATCAAATATGGAATGTATTAGCCACATTTAATATCTTAATTACACACAGTGGATACAAATCTTTATCAAATGAACATGATATACATCATAAAAAATTAACTTGTAATTATGGAAGTGGACTTATGTTATGTGATAAATTTTATGGAACTTATGTTGAAGAATAAATTATATCTTATATTCATATGGGAAACAATGTTTGAGTTCTTTATCACCATTTTCTACTAATGATAATTTTTGAAATAACATTTGTCCCATAAATGAATTGTGACCTACAATTGCTATATTTGTTTCTTCTCGTTTATTTAGAAATATTTTAAAATCATGAATACGTTTATTTAATAACTGAATATCTTCTTCTTTTGTATCACTCCACATCGTATCATTTTCTTGATCAATTAGTGAAAAATCAACCCGTGGATAAGTTTTTTTTAATAATGAAAGATCTGAACGTTTATTACATGTATGTAATCCTTGAGGAAATTCTTTAATTATATCTAGAGCATATATTTTTGTATTTGTATCTTGAAAAATATTGATAGCTGTTTGTATTGTTCGTGATAAAGAAGAACAAAAAACAATATCAATATTATTTATTTTATCCCATGTTTTCCCCAATTGTAATGATTCTTCAATGCCCTGACCAACTAATTTTGTATCATAGTATCGTTTATCATAAAAAATACGTTTCCCAAAATTCTTGAATAAAACATTATGTTCTGATAAACCGTGTCTTATAAAATATAAATGTTTCATTATTACTTACTAATGAATATTAATTGTTAAATAATTTTTATAAAAACATACATTCTTTAATCACTTCATTGGGATGATCAATATAATAATTATAATTATAACCTTTAAAATGGGAAAATTGTTCACATAATCTTATATATACTTGTTCTAATGCTTGAATATCACCGATGGCGCGGTGTTCTGCAAAATTCTTAATATTATATTTTCGACATAAAATGAATTGTTTTACAGATTCTTCTCTTAAATACATACGTGCTAATAAAACACTATCAATATATTGTAAACGGTTAATTATATCATGTGATAATGGATTATCATTATGTTTATCATTATATCTTTTAATTAATCGTTTTAATATTAAAAAGTCAAATGTGGTTCCATTATGTGATACAATATAAATAGGTGAGTCATCATTTGACGAATATCTTTCTAAAAATTTTATGACATTATAAATCACAGCATATTTATTTTTTCCATGTTCAATAATCATATTATCATTAATACCTGTTAAATCAGTTATCTTTGGTGGGATATATTTATAATTAATATTTATTTCTTTGGGAATCATAAATTCATTATAACTTTCATTACATGTATATTTTTTTATGGCAACTTCAATTGGATCATTATAATAGGGGTTAAATCCGGTTGTTTCAAAATCTAAAAAGAATATATTGTCCATTATTTTTGCGTTTATAATAAATTTTATAACAATATTTCAAATTTTTAATTATAAGCTACCACCATTTATATCTATATTGATACAATTACCTTTAAAATAATCATTTAATAAAAATCCTGATGTTAAAAATATCATATTTGAGAATAAAAAATAAACATATATACGACATTTTCTTTTTTTTTCATCATGACGTTTGACTTCAATTAAATCAAGATTAAATGGAATTTCATTTGAATAATTATCCATATATATTTATTATATTTATTATATTTATTATATTTATTATACACAATGCAACAAACATTTATTTCCTTAGGAATTTCAATACTTTATCCAATACTTGTAACAATGATTATTGATAAATTAATCGGTTATGAAACCGAATATTTTCAAAATAAGTCTGTTGAGAATGGTGAATTTTATAATAATAATAACAATGATGATGTATTACAAAAAAGATATTATTTATTAACATTTATAGGTGTCTTAAGTATTATCGGTGGAAATTATATAAAAGAACAAAGTATATCGAATGGTATTTCATTAGGTGGTTTGTTTTTATTAATCTTTCATACATTATTCAATTGGTTTTCAATTGATCAAACAACAAAAATAGTTGTATTAAGTATATCACTTGGAGCTTTACTTTATACAGGGAAAAATAAAAAATTTATTTAGTTTAATAACCATACTAATAATTATTTTGATTATATCCTTCAATTGATTTTGTTACAAATAAGTTTTCATTTTTTGAGTTTGCTGATAAAACTTAAATAAAACTTAAATAAGAATTTGTATAAAATTATTTAGATATAAATTTTACGACCATTTCTAATGTAGTATTTACCACCCCTGGGTCCTCTGTGTATTTTACCCATCTTCTTTTTGGTAACAGAATTGCGCTTAGAATTTGCCTTGCGCTTAGAATTTGCCTTGCGCTTAGAAAGTTTTTTCTTACCACCTTCGATGGGGGCTGTGGCTGGCTCTATGAGAGCCGCAGCGTTCCGCCGCGGCCGGCCGCGGCGCCTCTCAACGATTACTGGCTCGGGAGCGGATTCCATATCCGTTGGAAGCACAATGATTTGGGAGTGGAACATATTGAGGGAGGGTGATCTTGACAGCCATTTTTTTACTCTCGCCTCTTTGTCGCCGCCTAGTGGTATTGGTGGGGATGGGCTGAAGTAACGGCGCACATGGTCGGATGGGTAAGGGTGGCGATCCTCAGCAAACGATTTGTAGTCGGGAAGGGTTTCGAAATCATCCATAACATATTGGGGCACACCAGCTCGCGGAATGGCTTTACGATTCACGGGATCAAGACACGGTCCATGTATCTGCAGCAGGTCGCGGCTATGGTAGCAGTTGCCAGATGGACCTAAAACTAGGCCGTGCTCAAATTTCAATGGCTCCATTGTAAAAATGTCCAGAGCACCATCTTTATCAGGATGATTGGCGCAATTTTTAAAGTCTATTTCGGTACACGGAGACAGTGCGCGTATGTGTTCGTCAGTGCAGCCAGACAGCACCCCATCGGAGAGCACCTTTTCCCGGGAAACCTTTACTTCTTCTATCACCACTGCCGCCACTTCCGCGAGGCCTTCCTTGGTCTGTTGTCCATCCGGTCCTAAAAAACGGGTGGATAGCGACTTCTCAGGACCCAGGCCCTCAGTATCCCCTGGATCTTCACGCCATGCGAGTCGCATCAGGTTTTGCCTTCTATTTTCCATCCAGTATCTTTCTTCATCACTCAGCTGATCAACTTGAGCTTTCGTTAGTTCACCCTGCCCGTAATCCATATATATATATATTTTTTGAGATTTATTAATTAATTTATTTAAAAAAAAAATTATTTAGTATCTTTCTCTATCTTTATATCCTTCAATTGATTTTGTTGACATTAACGTAAATAATAAGATAAAGAACATATTCATATCATGAAGGTAATAATAACTGTAGCAAGCAACCACAAATAAGAAACTTAAGAATAGTGGATGTTCAACAATATTTTTCACCATATTCACAACAGGCTTTACAGCACGATTGTAAACAACATTATTTGTTCCCATTAATTTTTTAGGCATGATATCTAAAAGAATTAACGTAACTAAAACAACTTCGAGAGAATGTTTGTTTTTCGCAAATAATTTTGAGAATTCAGAAGTTAATTTGTTGGGGAGTTTGGTTACACTTGACATATTTTTATACTATAATATATATTTTTTTTTTAAGAATATAATTTATTTATTATTTTTTTATTTTCCTATATTTGTTTGAGGATCTTCATCTCTTGAACCTTCTATAGAAGAAGGTATATTCATTGTTTGTGATCCATCTTCCAGAGAAGCTGGTATATTAGTTTCTTGCTGTTCATCATCTATAAGATCCATTTCCAAAGCAGAACCATCCGATTCATTTATCTCGGGAGGTGTATTTAATGAAAATAAATTTTGAAATAAATTTTGAAATATATTTCTTCCTATATCAATTCCGGATGATTCATTATTATTATTATTATTATTATTATTTTCTGATTGATTTTGATTATTTTTAATTTCATTAATAATTTCTTTTTTCATTTGAGAAAGTAATTGATTCAACCGATTATTCTCTTCTTTAATTTCACTTGTATTATTCCATTTATTAATTGCTTGATTGGGGTGTTGTTCACATAATTTTTTTTCATAAAAAGCATCAATACATAATTTATCATTCCTCATAAGCCATTCTGAATTTGTAACACATGTTTTTATATCTACAATACCATCATATAATTTGGGATCAATCGGGCTAGTACCAGGGCCACACCATTGTGAATCAATAACACCCATATCCATATTTAAATTATAGAAATTTCCAGAATTTACTTTTTTAATTAATCCATCAATCCATTTACCATATTCTTTTATATTTTCATCTGTTGCTGGATTTTTATAAAAATCATTATTTTTTTTGACATTATTTATCCATATATTTATTTTTTCAGTTTCAGAATGTTTTGGACGAGGAATATTATTTAAATGACAATCAACTAGATTATAATACCTTTGTTGTATTTCCGATTTATCTTTATTTTTATTTATGATACTATTATTTTTATGATCATACCATACAACATTACAATATTTTTTTGTCTTATCTTTTGGATCGGCTCCAAAATAATAATAATTGTTCTCTAAAAATGGTTGATTATCACTTGATGAAACTTTTCCTTCTAAATTTTCTTTTTTAATTTTAAAATCACTTGACATTGTTAAATTAGAAGTATCATATTCTTTTGTATCTGGGCAAACTTTTTTACACTCATCTTCAGATCCAAATCCATCTGGATCATTTATATTCCAAGACCATCCAATTGGATTTGGATCTGAATCATCTGGTGAAATTATTTTATTTTTTGAACGTTTATTTTTCCAATAATCACTTGAATGTTCAAAATTATATTGATTATCTGTTTTTATAATACATCTTTTTGAACTATCTTCTTTATCATTAACAGTGTTAAATGTTATATTAATTTCTTTATCTGGTTTTGAAAAAATATCAGGACAATGTCTATCTCTCATTTTATTTTTACAGTTGTTTTTACATTCATCTCTTGATAAAAATGGTTCATATAAATAATTATTATTTTTAATCCCTAAATAAAATAAGATAATAACTATAATTATAAATACCCCATTATTTTCACATACAATCTTTTTATTATATAATGAAAATAATAATATAAATATTACAATCAATAATAAGGTTATATTTTTCATTAATATATATATAAAACATATTAAATTTGATTTTAAAAATGATATTTTTTCCATGAACAAAAGATGATTATTTATCTACGGGAACCTAGAAATAGTGATCATGATTGTATTGAATGTGATAAGTATAATACAATTGCGGATCTAAAAAAATTAATCTATAAAAAAAAATATATTGATCCTATATTCCAGTTTTTAATATATTCAGGAAGAATTATGAAATCATCTTATGTAATTAATGAATATATAAAATCATATGATAATCCTATCGTATTTTTAAGAGTAAACCATACTTTAATGAATGAATTAATGTTAAAAAATTGTCAAAGAAAATTAGAGTTTTCTAAATTATTTCATAAACGATTAAATAATAATTTTATAGATGAATATTTTGTAAATGCCTTTATTGAATACTTTCAAGAAATAGATTTATCCAAACAAATCTATAAACATGAATTATTACAACAATTACAAAACCATACTATAAATAATGATCATGAAAAATAAAGATAGTTGAATCAAAATTATTAAATATTTAATAGTTAATAAGAGAAATTTCTACATCTTGATATAAAATATAATGAACATGGAAGAATTGTTACTGATATTAAAGACATTGTCATCATAGCTAAATAATTTTTTCGTTTTATATAAACAAATTCAGAATTTGGATTTACATTGACATTTGTTCTTTCACGAACTATTTTTTTTTCAATACATACTACCCGATTTATATTTCCATTATGAATAAAATATTCAATATCAGAACGACATAATGGACATGTATTTTTTTTTGAATTAAACCATGAATCTAAACAATCTTTACAAAAAAAATGATTACAGTTTGTTTGACATAATTCATTTATCGTATGTAAACATATACTACAAACATCATTCATATTTATATATATATATATATTATGTTAACATTATTTAAATATTTATAAATGAGACATATGGAAATTTCTTATAAATGATAATTGTTGTATGTGATAATCTATTTTATGAACTAATCCTGTATGTTTATCACGAAATATCATATCTTTTGTTAACGTTACAATTCCATTTACATAAGAATTCCATTTTTTTAAATCATTAATTACTTTTTCAGTTCCAAAATAAGGATGTTCAATTACATTTCCGGTAAGATTATGTCCAAAAGTGGCAAATATATAATCTTCAATAATGACAGGTTTACGATTAGTTACAATAAATGTATACATATCCAGACAATAATGTAAGGTAGGTTGTTTTAAGTCTTTTGGATAAATCCATTTTCCAGTTTTCTTTTCAATAATTGGATGATAAGGAGTAATCTTTAACTTACCCATTGAAACCATATTTTCAACCATAAAATTACAGATTGTGATTACAACACATTCAATTTCACCAACTGAATATTTTTTTGTATTATAATCATACGTTATGACATAGTCTCCTTTTTTTACATCTTCAACATTTTTATAAGTATTATCTTTCATTTTAATACGACATCCCCGGGCACAACAACCACCCGTGGCATTATTATATACAGACATACTTATTGGACGATTATTTGTTGTTATTGATCTTGTATTTGTATTTCTTGAATAATGAATTGTTTTCTTAGGTGGTGGAAGTTTATCAAATATATCGGATATTTCATCTCTTAATCGATTAAATAATTCACTTGTAAAATTGGAAACACCTTTATCTTTAAAATTATTACATATTTCATTGATATAGGCCCCATTCAATGAACGTAAATAATGTATTCCCCATTTACTAAACCAATCTTCTTTTTCACCTGTTGATGTCATATTCAATGCTTCTTTTACTTGACCATTGAGATCATATAATATATTTTGAATATATTCATCATGTGAATATTGTTGTAAATATTGAATACAATCTTCTAAAGCAAGTAAAAATGATCCATTATTAAATTTCTTTAGTCTAATACATTCATTAATAATTGATGAAACTTTGTATCTACATAATTGTCTTTGATGAATATAATTATTTTCATGATTTACATCTGAACTAGTAATTATTTTATCATCAATATATAATGAAACATTTGAATGTATATGTTTTGATTCTGGTATATTATTTAATGTAAATAATATATGTTTTGTTTTCCCATATTTCAAAGATGGAATATATAATTCTTTACATTGTATATTATCCTGAAATAAAACTCCATCTGATAAATCAATTCTTATTTTTGAATTCACAACTGCTGTTGAAAAGAAATTGCTAATTCCATGAATAAATACATTTCCCAATAAAGACGCATCAGGTATAAATGAATATCCATCACCACCTGTAATTGTTGATATA